CTATGGTTATGAGGGTGAGATAATAGCAGTCCTCATACCAAAAGAAAAACAAGAATTAAAAAAACCAAGAAGGTTTAAGGTTATTATTATAAATGATGACTACACACCTATGGAGTTTGTGGTCGGCATACTTATGACATATTTTAATAAAACAGTAGATGAGGCAGATGCTGTAACTTTGGAGATACACAAAAATGGTAAAGGTATTGCCGGTATCTACCCTCTTGAAATCGCAGAAACAAAACTTAGACAGGCAATGAAACTCGCAAGAAAAGAGGAACATCCCCTATCAATCAAACTGGAATCAGAATAATCTGCCCGTAGCTCAGTTGGATTAGAGCAACGGTCTTCTAAACCGTAGGTCGCAGGTTCGACTCCTGCCGGGCAGGCCAAAAACTTTACTTGTATAAATAAAATTTCCAACCAAGTAAAGGAGATGTCTATTGATCAAATATAGAATTTGCCGTAAGCAAGTTCTTCATAAAGATTTGAACGAGAAAGACGCACTAGAAAAAATGCATCAATTAAAAAAAGATGCTTTACAATATTCAGAAGAACTAGTTTACGAGTTAGAAGAATACTGGGTTACAAAAAAGAAAAAACTCCAGTGGGTTAAAGACAAAAAACATCCAAACCTATCCTATCAAAAACTTAAATAACTCTTTATAAATAACTCTATAAGGAGTTATTGATGCAAGAAGTTTATAAGCACTTCATGGGTGAAGATGGTTTTGTTTGGTTCACTGGGGTTGTTGAAGATAGAAATGATCCATCTTCACTAGGTCGTGTTCGTGTTCGTTGTGTGGGATTTCACACAGATGATCTAAATGACATACCCACGGCAGACTTACCTTGGGCTCATGTCATGCACCCAGTTACAGATCCATCCATGCAAGGGTTAGGACACACACCATCTTTTCTCGTAGAGGGGAGTTGGGTGTTTGGTTTTTTCCTAGACGCAAAAGAAAAACAACAACCCATGATCATGGGCAGTCTGCCTGGCATCCCAAAAGGAAAACCAAACTATGGATATGGATTTAATGATCCACGAAGTCCTTTTAGTAAACAACCAGCATATGCTGGAACTCCAACCTATGGCCCATATCCAGTAGATGACATTGATTACGATATGCCATCTGGCCATGGTCTAGGTGAACCAGACACAAATAGACTTGCACAAGGTGAAAGTGCAGAGTCACATAATGCACTCATAAAACTAAGAGAGAATAGACAGACTGGTATTCAGACTGCGACACAACCAAATCTGACAGAGGTTTCGGATGAGGCAGTTGCAGAGGAACGAGGAAGTTTTGATGAACCGCATCCACGAGATATTGATTATAATAATGTAGATGGTGAGGACTATGGATTTTATCGTGCGGGCCTATATCCATATAATCATGTTTTTGAATCTGAGTCTGGTCATCTAACAGAAGTGGATGATACACCAGGCAATGAAAGAACAATGCGTTATCACACTGCTGGTTCGTATGAGGAGATAATTGCAGACGGAACAAAGACAACAAAAGTAATCGGTGATAACTTTGAAATCATAATGAAGGACTCTAATGTTTATGTTGGTGGTAATGTCAATCTAACAATCGGTGGGACTGTTCGTCATCTTATCAAGGGAGACTATCACCTAGAGGTTGAAGGGAACTACACAAAAAAGATACACAAGAATATGAGAACTAAAGTTGGTGCTGGAGAGATTGGTGGAAATGTAGAGGAAGAAATATTTGGAAACCATTCTTACAATATATCCAACAATACAAAAGGTAGACATGGAGAGGATGTTGATATTATAGTTGGGGGAAATGAGACACGACAAATAAACGGAACTCTTGATATCTCTGTTCGCAGTAATATCTTTGCAACATCACTAGAGGGTAATTTTGACATGGCTGCAAAAACTAATATGAGTTTGCAAACACAGTCTGGAATCTTCTCTGCAAAATCTGGAACAACTCTAAATATTAAATCGGTAGAAACTATGACTGTTAAATCAGAAGCAGACATTGATATGGATTCAACAACTGAAACAGACATCACTGCTGGAACTCTGATGGACTTAAATGCTGGAACTGAGATTGACGCAGATGCACCAACGATTAATTTGAACTAAAATGAACGGAACATTTATCATAAGAGAAAAAAACGAACTTGTAACATACACGAAGTATGAAGATATACCTATGGAGTTTGACCATGTTATAAAGTTTGATCCAGATTGGCCTGAAGGCCCACACACAGATGAGGAACATGAATACATGGATACTTTTAATGATAAGTTACAAGACTTAATGAAAAGAGAGAGAACATATGCCGGCAGTAACTAGAATTGGAGATGCAGATGTAACACATTGTTCTGGTATGACAAGAGCTGCTGGTTCTTCAGATGTTTTTGTAAATAGTATTGGAGTGAGTAGACAAGGTGATAATAATACTGGACATTTATTACCACCAAATATACCACCTTGTGCATCACACTCAGCACCAATTGCAAGTGGTTCTTCTACAGTATTTGTAAATGGTAAAGGTTGTGGTAGAGTTGGTGATTCAATTACTGGTTGTACATCTGTTGCAGCTGGTTCTTCAGATGTTTTTGCTGGGCCATAGGGAGAAATAGATGGCAAATCCAAACATACCAAATCTTTGCGGTGCAAATCCAAACCTAAATGAATCTTTGAGTAAGATAGAGGAACTCAAGGATAAACTGTTATCTAATATAGATGTTGATGCGTCTACTCTCAAGTCAGAACTTGAAGAGGGATTAGATGAATTAACATCTGCATTTGATAAACTAGAGGCAAAGTTACCAGAGGCACCAGCAGTAAATTTTCAGGCAGAGGTAACATCTCTAATCAATGATATAAACAAAACCACTGCTGCAGGCATTGGTGCTTTTAATACTAAACTTGCAAGTTTAAAATTAGACTTTGGTAATACTCTTGAGGAAAAGGGAATAGACTTTGATAGTCTTATCGCATCAGCAGAGACAAAACTTGCTGGTGGTGGTAATGTTTGTGATCTTGTAAGTAACTTAGAAATACCTGCTGGTAATAGTGGAACTGGCATAACAACAGAGACAAAAGAAGAAAGAGGCACTGGCACATCAATCACACTTACTGATACACCAAAAAGTATTGTAAGTGTTTTTGGTAAAAGATCTGGAGAAGGTTTTTTTGGTAGTGCTAATTATAAACAATCTGGTAGAACGATTACTACAACTGAAAGTTTTGAAATCATAAGAGTCAGGTATGTCATTGACCTCATAAAAGAAAAACCGATTGCAGTTAAACAAGCAGATAAGGATGGAGAGAAAGAAGAGTTATCTATTGTATCAAAAAATCTAAAGTCTGTTGAAAAAAATGCAGAAGCAAAAGTTCAGGCTTTATCAAAACAAATAAATGACAGAACCGCAGCTGGTGTCTCAACTGATGATGTTCAAAAACAATTTGATACCCTTATCGCAACTTTGGAATCTGAAGAGTTCAAGACACAAATGAACAATGATTTTGCCGCAGCAAAATCAGAGTATAATAAGATTGCTCAAGACCCATTGAAATATAAAACCATAACTGTTCCACAAGGAAATACAAGTTCTGTGAGTTCCACATCTGATGAAGCAGCTGTTGCACAAGAAGAAAAGAAAGTTAGAAAAGTGAGGGCTACAACAACAGAGGATAGAAATACTGTTACTCAAGAACAAACAACAATTACAACAAGTGGTGGTGAGGAAGTAACTATCACTGCACCTAAAACAGAAAAGACAGTCATATCAGAGAATGGTTTTACTAGTAGAAAAAATTATGTGTCTGAAAGCTTAATTAACTTTATAGATATTGAAGAATTAACAAAAATTAGAAAAATTTTTGGAACTAGTAAGTATCAAATTGTTGATCGTATTTCTTCTGGTATTGAACTTAAACAAACACCACTTACTATTGAGAGTGTTGCTGGAAGAAGTTATTTTCCCAATAGAGCCTCATTCTCATATGACGTTTTAGATGATTCAGACAAAAACAATATTACACCAGTAATACAAGATGATACAAAAAAAGTAATTTTTGTGCCAAGACCAAATCGGAAAAATAAAAATGTATCTGTTCGTGACATACAAGTATTAAAAATAACATACACAGTATTAGAAAAGATTGACCCTAATTTTAAGGGATAGTCGTTATAAATAAAATAAAACTAGGAGTCCATTTATGTCAACTTATGATGCACAACAGACAAATGAAAGTGATCGTGTTGTAAAAGAATATGTAGATTTAGACCTGTTCTTTGGAAGAAAAAGTTCTAATTCTGATATTCAAGATTTAACAAATGTTAAGTCAGTAAAAAGATCTATTAGAAATCTTATATTGACTAATCACTTTGAAAAACCTTTTCACCCAGAGATTGGTAGTGGTGTGAGGGATATGTTATTTGAGAATATGACACCAGTTACAGCTCATATACTTGCTAGAAAAGTAGAAGATGTAATACTTAATTTTGAACCAAGAGCAAGATTAGTCGGAGTGAGGGCAGAACCGATTTTAGATAGAAATACTTACGAAGTCACGATAGAATTTTATGTCGTAAATCAACCAACAGAGTTAGTAGACCTATCAGTTATGTTAGAGAGATTACGATAATGGCAACGAATGAATCAAGATTAAGAGTTACGGAGTTAGACTTTGATAACATAAAAGACAATCTTAAATTTTTTCTAAAGGGACAAGATAAGTTCAAGGACTATGACTTTGAAGGTTCTGGTATGAATATCCTACTGGACACACTTGCATATAACACACACTACATGGCCTTCAATGCAAACATGGTTGCAAATGAAATGTTCTTGGACAGTTCTAGTTTACGTTCAAGTGCAGTGTCACACGCAAAAGCATTAGGGTATGAAGTTAGGTCTGCAAGAGCACCAAAGGCAACCATCAATGTAAATTTAGTTACCACAGATCCAACAAAAACTATGAACGCAGGCACAGCATTTACTGCAACCATAGACGGACTAAATTATCAGTTTGTTACAATATCTGATGTAACTGCATCTAACAGTGGAAACTCTGTTAATTTTGGCAGTGTTGATATCTATGAAGGAACTTATGTGACTTCAAAAGTTATTGTAGATACCTCTGACGTTGACCAGACCTTTACACTAACAGATCCAAGAGCAGACACGACAACTCTTACTGTTAAGGTTCAAACATCCACCACAGATACGTCAACTATAACCTATACGAAAGCAACGGACATCACACAACTCTCTGCGTCATCCACAGTTTACTATTTACAAGAAGTTGAAAGAGGTAGGTTTGAGGTTTACTTTGGAGATGGTGTGGTGAGTAAAGCACTAGAGGATGGAAACATAGTTCAACTACAATATGTCATAACAAACAAAGGTGCGGCAAATGGTGTGTCACTCTTTTCATCACCAGCAACCATTGATGGTGTGAGTGATATCGTTGTTACAACTGTCGCAAGTGCATTTGGTGGTGCAGAACCAGAGTCGGTTGATTCAATAAAACTAAACGCACCACTAAATTATTCTGCACAAGGTCGTGCGGTTACAACTTCAGACTATGAGGTTTACGTTAAAAAACTATTTGCAAATACGCAGGCTGTTTCAGTGTGGGGTGGAGAGGATGGAAGTTTTGATCCTGCCACTGGTGTTAGTTCAACACCAGAATATGGAAAAGTTTTTATATCAGTAAAGTCTACAACTGGTGTGGATCTGACGGTAACGCAAAAAGATAACTTGGTAAAAGGTTTAGCACCATTTAAAGTTGCATCTGTCACACCAGTTATCGTTGATGCAGATACCACTGAAATAATTTTAGGAGTTACTTTTATGTTTGACTCTTCATCTACCACTACAACAGGCGAAGGACTTGCAGCTTTAGTAAACACAACATTACAAAATTATAACTCTTCTGATTTACAAAGTTTTAACAGACCATTTAGACACTCTAAAGTTTTGAGGTTGATTGATGAAACTGATACTGCAATATTAAATAATACCACAACTGTGACGATGGCAAAAAGATTTACACCAACACTATCAACAGCAACATCTTATAATCTCAATTTTAATAATGCGTTCTTTAATCCAGTGACAGGGTACAATGAAGCTGGTGGTGGAGTTGTCTCCTCAACTGGATTTTTTCTAAACGGTGTCACTACAACAGAATATTTTTTTGATGATGATGGTTCTGGTAATTTAAGAATATACAGTCTCGTTGGTAACACAAGAACGTATGCAAATTCAAATGCTGGAACTATTGACTATGCAAATGGTTTAATAACGATAGGTTCAATAACAATCACTGGTGTTGGTTTTGTTGATGGTGCATCTTCATCTCAAATTCGTATAACTGCTTTACCTAGATCAAATGATATTACTCCTGTTAGAAACCAAATACTTGAGATTGATTTTGCAAACACTACGATAACATCAAGTGTCGATGCAACTGCGACAACTGGAAAAGGTTATACAACAACTACAACATCTGCTGGGACAACAACCACAACAGTTACAACTACAACATCCACACCAACGAGTTCGGCGTATTGATAAATGTCTGAGTTAAAGTCAAAATTTACGAAGAAGGTTTCTCCTCTTATAGAAGGACAGGTGCCTGACTTTGTTCAAGCAGATCATCCAGTATTCGTGGACTTTGTAAAAGATTACTTTCAGTTCTTAGAAGCTGGTAAACTTTCTATATCTGGTAATATTGATTATATTGTCCAAGAAACTAAAACTTCTGCTTTTATTTTAGAAGAAACAGATGGTGACAGAATTGTAACAGAGGCTGCATCTGGTTCTGGTGCAAAGTTCATTAATGGTGAAACGATAACTGGTGGAACAACTGGTGCAACGTCAACTGTTCTGGTAGAGGACTCTAGAAACTCACAACTCTTTATCACAGGACAACAACTCTTTGAAACTGGTGAGACTGTAACTGGTGCAACATCTGGTGCTCAAGGTATTGTTACAGAGTATCGTGCAAACCCGATACAAACCATTCAACAGTTATTAGAATACGCAGACGTTGATAATACTCTATTTGATTTCTTAGATCAAATGCGTGATTCGTTTATGACAGCAATACCAGAGACACTTGCGTCTGGTGTATCAAAGAGAAATCTAATCAAAAATATTAAAGACTTGTATGCTGCAAAAGGATCATCTGAAGGACACAAACTTTTCATAAGATTGTTACTTGGTGAAAGTTCTGAGATATTCTATCCCACAGAATATATGTTAAGACTCTCTGATGGTGATTGGAGACAACGAACAATTATGAGAGTCGCAGCTGGTTCTGGTGTAAGTGGTGATGAAGTAATCAACCAAGTCATAACTGGTCAGACCTCTGGTGCAACAGCAGTCGTTGTTGATTCTCTTGTTTTACAGCAAGGTGCAACATCTGTTACTGAATTTAGAATCGCAAACATAACAGGGACTTTTGTTGATGGAGAAACAATAGTCGCAAACTCAACAGCAAGAGATGTTGATGTTACGTTTACCATTGAGGGAATTGTTGCATCTACTGCGCTAGTCAATGATGGTATACTTCACGCAGATAATGAAGATATAGATTTAGAAAATATAGGAAATGGTTTTGGTGAAATAAAAGTTGATGGTATTGCAGAGGGATCTGTAAGTGAAGTTATAGTAGATGACGTTGGTCAAAAATATGAAGTTGGTGATGTTCTAACTTTCACTACAAACTCTGCTGATACTAATGTAAGTTCTGCCAGTGGTTTTGTAAGCATGGTTGGTGGTGGTATCCAGTTAGAAACTGCAACACTGGATGATTCTAGTTTGACCGATGATGCAATTATTTTAGAAAGTGGAACAACCACATCACTTGAATCTTTTAACATTCAGTCAGAGCAAAATGTAGATGATAGGTTTAGAGGTGATGGTGAGACTCTTGCGTTTACTTTGACGGACGTAAATGCAAATATTGACACAGTGGTGGTCAATATTAATAATGTTCAAACACCATCAGTAAATGCATCTGGTGTAACAGTATGGACTGCAAGTGGAACTACGTTGACATTTCAAACAGATTTTACTCCAGCACTTGGTGATGAAATTTATGTGTACGCAAATAGAAATGATCTAATAATTCTTGACGGAACTAATACTTCTAGTGATAATGCTGGACACAATATTTTAACTGATAGTGTTGAGGAGTTTGCAGATACATACACGACTGCGACAGACCAAATTGTTTTAGAGTTTGATACGTTTGAAGATATTTTATCATCATCCACTGAGTCTGGATCAATTCAAAAAGTGCAAGTTTCTAGTGGTGGTCAAGGTTATACGAAACTACCAACCGTTTCCATTACAACTACAACTGGAACTGGTGCATCACTTCTTGCAACCACAGAAAATATTGGTGCAGCAAGGTCAATAAAAATCACTGACCCTGGCTTTAACTATGTTGGAACAAATCCACCAGATGCAACTTTTAGAGCTCACTTTGTTCTTAAAGATGTCACTGGAACTTTTGCAAACACAAACACTCTTACAACTCATACTGGAACAGTTAAAGGGTTTGATGCAGACACAAATGTTCTTGATACAACATTTGAAAACGTGGTGAGAGTTGAACAAGAACAAACTGGAACATTTCAAGAGGGAATACAACTAGAGCAAGGTAATCTAGAACATATGCCTGCATCATTTTTACTTGAGGATATTTTAGATTTTGATGATGGTGAAAATATTGTATTAGATGGAACTGAAACATTTACACCACCAGCACAAAATATTACATTTAAAGTTCGTGTTGCTAGAAATGCAGCTGACACCGCAAATATTTTCTACGTTAATGATGAACCCCAACCAAGACTGGTTCTTTACGAGGGTAATACTTATTACTTTGACTTATCTGACAGTTCATTGTACAATGCCAACTCTGCAAAGAACCATCAACTAAGATTTTCTGAAACAGAAAATGGAACACATGGTGGTGGAGTTGCATATGAAACTGGTGTAACAACTTCCTCTGCAAATATAGCAGTTGGAACAACTGGTGCATATATTCAGATTGTGGTTGCAACTGGTGCTCCAGTTCTATATTATTATTGTGTCAATCATTCTGGTATGGGTAACATTGCTCAGACACCATCATACGAAACTATTGTTCTAAACTCTGGTAGTAATATTCTTTTTAATGCAACACAACATGGCCCAAATGTTGCAACAATAAAATTAGAGGATGGGACTCAAGGAAGAAAAGATACAGATAGTATTGTCTTTGAAGATACTGGTAGACCCATTCTTCTTGAAGAGGCAATTATAGGAACACTCCAAGATGTTGAGGATAAACTTTTAATTGACAGGTATCAAGAAGATAATACTGGAAACTTCTTCATAGATTTGGAGACTGAGACTGCTGGTGTGTTTGGTGGTAGACTTGCGACAGAGGACTTTGGTGATTCAATATTATTGAACTCGTCTGCGGCCTCAACAGATGAGGGTAGTAAACTTCTTGGTGCAGATGAAACTGGTAATGGTCAGATAACTCTGAATGGAACAGATAGTGACTCAACTGATGCTGATAGTCATATCATAAACGAAAGTGGTATTGATTTCTCAAATCGCAATGTCACCATTACAGATAGTTCTGGTGCAAGTGGAACTATTGTAACAGCAGATATTGCAACTGGAACAACTGCTGTTGATATCATATCAACTGATGCTGGTTCTTATGCTGGTATTGATAGTCTGTTAGGACAAGACTTAATTCGTATACAAGACTCTTATTACTATCAAGATTACTCCTATGAAGTTCAAGTTGGTGAGGCTTTCTCAACGTATGTGAATGAACTCAAGAAGGCAGTTCACCCTGCTGGTTTCCAACCATTTGGTAGAGTTACAATCGCAACTCTGGTATCTGCTGCGATTACGAATACTGCGGCTGGTGTATCTGATTACACTGGTGATAGATTGTTCTCACCGATACTTGCATCTGTCATTGAAACTCTATTCTCACAAAGACTACAAATGCGTATTGGTGTTCCTAAGTCTGATAGACACGATGGTCAAATTCCAATCGGAAGTCGTGAAGATCAAATCGTATTGGATGGAACAGATGGTTCATCTTCCAATTCTGGTGAGTCTATACTCTATGAAGCCAACACTAGAATGGCAGACGATGACATAACATCTGGTGTAGATTCTGGTGGTGGTCGTTTGATGTCAGAAACATCCCATGCTCCGTCTGCTGATTATGATGGTGCGGTTGTCAAAGAACAAGTTGTCAGTATTAGTAAGAACCCAATTTACCTAGAAAGAAATCTTTTACTTCACCTTGCAGAGTTACCTTTTGGAACAAAGAATGGAACTTGTGGTATCGCACTAGAGTCTGGAAGTGGGACTCTTGCAGACGTTCTCGTTTTGGATGGTCAACTACCACTTGACGAGGGTGATGCGTTTATCGTGATGAATGGAACTGATGCAAGTGGATCTAATGAAGGAGACAATATTGTATTGAACGGAACTGATACGGATAGTTCAAATGCTGGAGAGAACTTACTTGCAGAATCAATGTTCTTCTCTTTCCCAGTTGGATTTAAGGTCGATGAGAATGATAGGTTCTTACTAGACTCAAATCACAATGACCAGACAATAACTCTGTCAGATGTTGGTGATATTACTTTTGAAGAAATAAGAAGATTAGATAGAATTAATTTAAGTGATACCAACGATAGTATAAACTGGGGTGGTGGTGAAGAAGACGGTATCACTTTAGAAAATGCTGGTAATCTTTTATTAGATGGAACTGATAGTTCTAGTTCTAATGCTGGAAGTCATATCATCCAAGAGACTACATTGAGAAACTATGTGCAGTTAGAAACTTCTGGTGTTATCGTGACAGAGGACTTCTCTACCAATTCTAATCAGTCAAGAATATTACTAAATGATGGTGAGGAGATAGTTCTTGAAGATGGTATAAATTCACCAAAACAATCTCATGTGGAATTAGAACTTTCTGAAATAGATGGTGATATTATTTTAGACGGAACTGATAGTTCTGGATCTAATGCTGGGGATTTCTTAGTCCATGAGGCTTTCCATGATTATAGAGAATCTGCTAGATTGTTATCAGAATTTCATAACGTGTTTGCATCTGAAGGACATATTCCTCTCGCAAACTTTAGACTAAATAGTAGTAGTAAAGTCACAGTGGGTCACGTTCAGGCTGCAGAAATAGTTGTAAGAAGCACTGGAGAGATTGCATTAGAGGATGCAACAGATACAACAAATACAAACACGGAGTATTTGTTAGATGAAACAAACTC